ATATATGTATCGCTAAATTATTTTATATGGTTTTAATTTATTTTTTTACTACAATTCTGAGGTGGCATTAAATGCTGACGTGGCATTAAATGCTGACGTGGCATTAAATGCTGACGTGGCAGATAAATTATGGAATTCTCCAAAATATGTATATAATAATGCTATTAATTCTACTGCTAGAATAACTATAACACTGTACTTAATATCAGTATAATTTTGTCTGAATACTTTTACCATATAATTATTTTCTAGATAATATCCTCTTTTTTCATAATATTCACGAACACCTATTCCTGAAATAATTACAGTTCCGTTCATAGAATTCATAAACGCAATCGATTCTGCTTTTTCCAGTAATTTTTTTCCAAAGCCACTATGCTGGCTAGTATTTTGTGTATATTTTGAATTTACTTTTTGCACACTTCCGTATACATGTAATTCTCTAATCAATCCCTTGTTGTTCAATGTGTCATAATATATAATATGGTCCTTATCATATTTATTCGGAATTCGTAATCTTAGAAATCCATATATTGCCTTATTATCATAAGATTCAAATGAAATAAAATACTCTTTTCCATTTGATCCATTATACATTCTTACAAATAATTGAGCATCGTTATTATCATATTCTGGATGTCGTTCAATTTCACGATATCGTATATCCATACTATATAATTTATCTTCTCCTATTTTATCATTAATCACTTGTCTCATGTTTCCACATTTAATACCTCCTGATATATATGTATCAGGAATATCTCTAATTACTCTTGGTAATCTAATCCAAGGAGGGCATTCTGTCATTGCATATTGTAATACTTTTGTGATGAGTTCTTTGTCTTCGCCATAAGGTTTGTATGTGCCTTCTTTATGCCATTTTTCAATCTTAGTCCATGGGACAACTTCACATGGATATATTTTAATTTGATCTGGTTGATATTTATCAGAAGTATAGACTTGTTTAAACATTTCAATGTCCTTTTCAGGTGTAGAATATGGTAAATCAGGCATCAAATGAATATCTATTTTTAAGCAATTGTTTTTGCAAATCTCAATTGCTTTAATTGCTGTTTCGATAGTATGTCCTCGATTTATCTTTTTTAGAATATAATTATCTATTTGTTGAAGTCCTAATTGAATTCGTGTTACACCCCAATTAAGTAATGTCTCTATCCAGGGAATTCCATCTTCGTCCTTTTCTAAAATTGCGTCAGGTCTTGTTTCAATACATATTCCAATAATCCGACTCTTTGAAGTTTTATTAAATTTTATTTCCTCTTCTAATGTAGAAATAGCCCTTTTAGTTTGTTCGAAATACATATTTACACAATAAATGAATTGTGCAAAATAATTTTTTAAATAGGCTTTGGGATACTCGGTAAATGTTCCTCCTTCTAGAATAAATTCTAGTTTATCACATTTATGACCACATACTAGTAATGAATCTAATCTGTTCTTTGTTTGATCATATGGATCAAATTTATTTCTATTTGCTCTTTGTACCGCAGGTTCTTTTGATAAATAACTTCTTGGTTGAGGAGTCCAATTATTACCTTCGTGTGCTGGTTCGTTTGGACAATAGAAACAATCATGTTTGCAACTAAAATCTTGTCCATCTGGTGTAGGAGATGTTAATATAGTAATTTGATTAATACCTGAAATATCATTTGCTGGTTTTTTTATTAGTAGCAAACATAACATATTATCATCTTCTATAATTTCTTGTTGAATAAATTTTCTGTAATAAAATAATAATACTGTCTTTTTTATTTGAACCTTATATGGATGTAAATATGTTTGAATTTCTCTTGTAATTTTATTTCTTAGTAAATTAAATACTTGCTTATGCTTTAATGCAGAAATATTTTCCAAATATACTTTCTCACTCCACTTAATTAAATGCTCTAAGAGAGAAATTAATAATTTTTCATCGTAATCTATCTCAATATCACTATTTTGACTCTTAACAATATCTTCTAGATCGCCTATCATTTTAATTAAATTAAAATATATTAAATATTAATTTAATCATCAATTTTATTATTAAAGAATTATATTGTCAAATGATTTTACTTTTATAAAACTATTTTCATCTGGATATAAAGACGATTCTTCTTTTATAAAATTTTCAAAATATCTTTTACTAACTATAAATTTATTTTTACTTTCTGAGTAAAACTGGTATAACTCATGTATAGGAACTTCACTTTTACTTTCTTCGTTACTATTTGTAGATTTGTATTTGTTTAGTGATTTAATAATATCTTGTTTCTTATTCCATAAACTACTACTTGCATTTATTAAATATTTGTCCTCTTCAATATTTGTATCTGGATAATAATGTTTTATCAAATCTAATATATTTTTTTCACTTATAATTGATTTATATTGATGTGTAAATAGCGAACATAACTCATCTATTTCTAACTCTTCATCATTATTCTCATCTATTACAACATATTTATTCCAGAATGAAATAAATTTACTAACTTTTGGTAAGAACGCACTTGTACAGTCACAAAAAATATCTTTTTCTGCATTATATTCATATTTATTAATTAATAATGATTTTAATGTAGTGATAAAAAATACATTTGGTAACTTCTCGCTGTCAACATGTTGTTTCCATAAATACTGCATATCTTTCCAGGATATTGAACAATCATCACTATGTTCAATATTTTTTTCACAAAACATATTTATTATCGTATCGTCTGTACTATTTTTTAAATATAACGCATATTTCTTTAAATCTTCATCTTTACAATGTCCTTCGAGAAATGTATCTGCTGAATTATATCGTTGTGAATAATGAGCTGCTACACAAAATAAATCTAACCCATTACTGTTTTTTATTTCACTTATCCATGAATCCGTATTATTAAAATCCCTAACATCTATAATTCTACTTTCGGAAAATTTATGATCATAGTATTTAAATTTAAATTCATTTGTTAAATTTTGACTACCAAATAACATGCACGATAAATTTGTTAGTTCTTTAATCCATTTTTTTGCTTTTGGGTTTATAAAATAAATTAAATTTGATTTTTTTTTTAGTAATATATCCCCTAATACAGTTAAAAAATATTTTGCCTTTTCTCTATTATCAAATACTATAGGTGTTAATGTATTAAGAACCTTTTGAATAGTTTCTGATTCAGGAATACATGAAAAAATATCTCGTTCCTTTATTTTTTTTAAAATGGTAATTTTTAATTTTTGTTTCCAATCCATTAATGTTTTATTAGATGATATTGATGATAATATATTATGTTGCACATCATCTTCTTTTATTAAATAAAATTTATTATCTTTGTACTCAAAAAATATTTCGGTGGATGAATGATAAAAATATTTGTTATGATATAAAAATTTGTTGATAAATGATTCTGATTCTGATACTAATTTCTTTTTCCTTTTTTCTCTATTTATAATTGTTTCATTAGTATTTTTTAATAATTCAGGTAATTGTTCAATAGTATCAGTAAATTTTTGAAATATTACTGGATTATTCTTATATTCACTATAAAGCGATTTAATCGTATTTAATAGAATTTCTTCGGACATTTATTATTATACATTAATTTCATTTTAAACTATTTTAATATTTAGTTAATTAAAAATATTATACTAATATAACATATATGGCGACTACTAATAATGCATCAAACCGGAAATCATCTATGCATATATTTTTAACAGGTCGATCTCGAGGAGACGCAAAACATGATTTTAAAAGTTTAAATCAAATTAAAGAGGCATTACAAAGTAATGGGTTTGAAAAAGGACTACCTGATCCACCTAATCCAACCGGTACATTGACTAATGATGATAATTGGATGTCGGAAATACAAAATCTTGCCGCATTAGTAAATTCAGATTCATCCACATCTTCTAATACAACATTTAAACAATTTATTACACCATTTATTACAGATAATAGATTGAATATTAAACCAGACTTAAGATCTGCAGATGTATTAGGTTCAAGCTATAATATAAAACAACTAGAGAATGTTAAACAAAACGATGGCGCAAATACTGGTATTCGTTTTTTAAACAATTTAGATATTCAGCAAAATGCTGCTTTAGTTATTGATGCTGCAAGTGTATCTATTTTAAAAATATTGAAATCAGGTGATAAAAATAATGATATTAATAATATTTATTATGTTATGGCTCCTGAAATTACAAATGACCCCGCTGGAAAAACATCGTGTAAGGATATTAATAAATTAAACGACATAGAAGATAGTAAAATTACAATAACACCTATTATTGAAATGAATAGTGGAGAACGAACTTATAATTATGATATAAACTCATTAAGTAGTTTTAACCAATTTTTTTCTAAGTATTCATTTACATTATCTGAACTTAAGACAAATAAATCGCTTATAAGTCGAAAATCATATCACTATAATGATATTACAATATCCGATCCTAAATTACTATCACCACAAATAACAGGCTCTCCCAAAGATGAATATAGTGTTACAATTAATGAAAGTAAAAAACAGAATAATATTACTTCTTTACTATCATCCTTAAATGCATTAGTTACAAAAATCCTTACAAAAAAAGGGGGCAGTAAGATAGATACATTTAATATGAATCGCGAATTTCAACAAAAAAGAGCTGGAGATTGGTTACAAGTATTATTATGTAAAAATTTATTATCTAGAAATATGGCTGAATTTCATTCATTTGCCACAGGTGTTAATACAAATTCATCTATAACAAATGATATTTCGGAAACATGGTTTGTCACACATGATATTATTGCTTTAACATTTGCATTATATTCTGGAGTTAATTGCATTTTCACTAATGGTGGAGATGTTTATTCATTCAAAAGGCCAAATGTAGAGGGTGAATTCCATTTTCAAACAAAAATTACATATATGTACAATGATAAATTAAACAATATTATGCCTGATGAAATTGATGAAACTGAAAGGCGATTTCAGGAATATAACAAAAATCGTACGGACCAACTAACACAAATGTATTTGGCGGATTCCAGCACGCAAGTAGGTTTCGGTACTTCAATAACAGGTTATGGACTGACATCATTAATACAAATTGACGTTAATAATAATAATACATTTTTTCCAATACCACCTACTGATAATACAGATCCAAATGAGACTATTAACGAAACAATCAAACAAATATTTTCCTTGGCTTACAAGTACTCATATACAGCAAGTTTTTTTCCAGATTTATCTGAGGCTGAGAATAGATTACCTAATCTTAAACAAGAATTGAGAGATACTTTGATTGATGCTAACAATATTATAGGTCAGAGTCAGAGACCACCAACAAATCAAAATGTCAATGATTTAAGGAACATAAATAACAAATTAAAAGAGTTAATAGGTGAATATATAAGTTATTATGATACAATTGATAAATATGGAGAACCTTTTCAGAATAAATGGCAGCCATATAATTTAAAATATACGGTCCAGAGTAGAAATGTAACTAAACTAAAAAAAAAATATCCACAATTTCAAATAGAATTACAACCATCTTACAAATTGATAAATAAGTTTAGCTGGAAGACTGTAAAGTTTCACATGAGAACTTTTTTGGCAACATTTGGTAGAAAAGATTATAAAATGGACAGTTGTATCTATTTATATGATATGCAACATTTACCCATTAATATTAAAAATGGTATAACAAGATTATTTGCTTTATA